TACGCTGCTCTGTTACGATCCATGGCTAAACATGGAATTATCCGAGTAGTAGGGACTATTTTACATTTAGATTCTTTACTAAACCGAATAATGCCACCTGAATATGATGGTGATTATATTAAACATGAGCCATTAAGAACTTATTCTACACGTAAGCGTGTTGAGTGGAAGTCAGTAAGATATAGAGCACACTCTGAAGACTATAGTCAAATACTATGGGCTTACAGATATGATGCAGATTACTTTAAAAATCTTAAAGAAGATTATACTAAACAAGGTATTCCTGAAGTATATGCACAAGAGATTTTAAACTATCCTATTGATGAGTCAACAGCTTACTTTAAACGAACAGAATTTATTGAAATACCGAGGTTTACACTTGAAGCAATTAGGCACAAAGAAAAAAAACTTACTTACTACGCTGCAGTTGACTTCGCCATTTCTACTAGAGAACGCAGCGATTTTACTGTCATTGCTATTGGCGGTATTGATTCGGATGGTATAATGAACATTGTAGACATTCGAAGAGGAAGATGGGATTCCTTGGAGATTGTTGATGAAATGTTTGCAGTACAAAAGAAATATAATCCTCAATACTTTGTTACTGAAAAAGGAGCTATTGAAAAAGCACTAGGTCCTATTTTAAGACGAGAGCAATTAACTAGACAAATTTATATGAGTCTTTTTCCAATGACTCCTACTAAAGATAAACAAACTAGAGCAAGAAGCTTCCAAGCAAGGTTTAAAGCTGGAGGTGTTAAGTTTGATAAAAGCGCAGAGTGGTATGCTGATTTAGAAGAGGAAATGGTTCGCTTTCCTAAAGCTAGACATGATGACCAAGTTGATGCTTTAAGTTGGTTAGGTTTAATTGTAGATCAGGTACAAGATGCTGATACTCCTGAAGAGGAGGAAGAGTACGAATACCTTAAAGCTATATCTTCACAACATGATGGACGTTCTGCTATTACAGGATACTAAATGAAACTAGACGTAAATTTAAATATTGATAAACTTGTTACTTCAGCTAATATAGCAGATATGTTAGATCAAAAAGCTCTTAATACATTAGGTTTTAATGTAGTTACGGAGTTTAATTTAGACAAGGATTCAAGAGCACAATGGGAAAGACGTGTAGAATCTGCTATGAAGTTAGCTCTTCAAGTTGCAGAAGCTAAATCATTTCCATGGACAAATGCATCGAATGTTAAGTTTCCATTAGTTACTATTGCAGCTTTACAGTTTCATAGTCGTTCATATCCAGCATTAGTACCTAACGGTGAGTTAGTTAAGATTGATCATGAGTTAACTACAGATTTAGATCCACAAGCTCAATCAGAAACAGCATCAAGAAATAAACGTGTTGAGAAACACATGTCATATCAGTTACTCAAACAAGATGAGAACTGGGAACAAGAGATGGATAAGGTACTTATTACAGTGCCTATTGTTGGTTGTGCATTTAAGAAAACATACTGGGACTTTAATGAAGATCATCCAGTATCAGAAAATGTATTAGCAAAAGACTTTGTTGTCTCTTACTGGACAAAGAACCTTAAGGATTGCAATCGTCAATCTCACGTTCTTTACTTATCAGAGAATGATGTTATCTCTAGACAACGTCGTGGTATCTGGAGTGACTTCCAATTAAGACCACAACAAACAGTTGTTGAAGGTAACTTACAACAAGCACAAGATTTAGCTCAAGGTGTACATCAACCTCAATCAGATCCTGCTACTCCATACGAGTTTATTGAACAACATCGTTGGGAAGATTTAGATGGTGATGGTTTTAAAGAGCCATACATTATTACAGTTCACAAAGAATCTCGTAAAGTAGTTCGTGTTGTAGCTAACTACTTTGACTCATCAATTAAACGTAACAACAATGGTGAAATCTTAAGTATTAAACCTGAAAGTTACTTTACTAAATATTCATTTATCCCTTCACCAGACGGTGGTTTTTATGACATCGGCTTTGGTATTTTATTAGGACCCCTAAATGAGTCTATCAATACCATTATTAATCAACTTATTGATGCTGGTACTATGGCTACTACTGCTGGTGGATTCCTTTCCAGAGGAATTAAGGTACGTGGTGGTAACTATAATTTTGCTCCTTTGGAGTGGAAACATGTTGATTCTACTGGAGATGATCTAGCTAAAGGCATAGTTCCTTTACCAGTTCGTGAACCATCACAAGTTTTATATACACTATTAACTACACTTGTGAACTATGGTGAAAGAATCATAGGTTCTACAGACATTATGGTAGGTGAGAATGTAGGTCAAAACACTCCTGCAGAGACTTCACGTACTATGGCTGAACAAGGTAACAAAGTATTTGCAGGTATCTTTAAACGTATTTACAGATCACTTAATGATGAATTACGTAAAGTATATCGTTTAAATCAACTATACTTACCAGAAGAATATCGTTTTGCAGGTAATGCAGTATTAGCAGCTGACTATCAAGATACAGCTACAGATTTAAGACCTGCTGCAGATCCACATGTAGTATCTGATACACAACGTATCTTACAAGCAGAAACATTAAAACAAACAGCACTACAAACACCAGGATTTAATGTTTACAAAGTTATGCGTAGATACCTTGAAGCACTTAAGGTACCTAACATTGAAGAAGTTTTACCTGATCCTCAAGGTCCTAACGCTATCCAAAGCGGTCCAGATGTTAAGGTTCAAGTTGAGCAAATTAAAGCCCAAGAACGTAAACTTTCACTTGAGACTAAGTTTAAACTTGGTGTCTTGAAGTTACAACAAGAGGCTGAATTAAATAGAGCTAAGATTATGCAGATGCAAGCTGAGGCAGTTAAAGCTATAGAAGAAGCTGGTGGTATCAAGACAGGTCATGATATTGCTATGCTAGACGCTAAGATTGGAGCAGCTAAAGCTCATCAAGACGGTATTCTTAAATCTATTGAGATGATGATGAAAGCAACCGAGGGAGCAGTGAAGTATGATAATAACGCAGCAGGAGTTCTTGGAGTGGGTGGAGAGCCCAGTGACCAAGGCCCTCAAGAAAGCCTTACACAACGATAGGGAATACTTGAAGGAAATGATTGTCCGTGGTAACGTGGACAATGTAGAAGAAGTAAAAGGTAGATGTAACGCAGTACTTAATATCCTTAATATTACATATGAGGATTTAACAGAAGGAGCAAGAGAAGATGCAAAATACTAGTGGTATTCATCCCAAAGGTCATAGAGTTTTAATACTCCCTGATCAAGTGGAAGAAACAACTGAGTCTGGTATTATTGTTTCAGTAGGTCTCGAACGAGATAGAGAAAGACTAGCACAACTAAAAGGTACTATTGTCGAACTTGGCGGTAGTGCATGGTTAGACCAACCAGAGCCATGGGCTGCTGAGGGTGATCATGTAATCTTTGGGAAGTATTCTGGCTTAATCTATAAAGGGGCCGATGGAAAAGAATACCGAATCATTAATGATTTAGATGTTGTAGCAATAGTCGATTAAAGGAAAAAATATGTCAGAAGAAAATCAAGTAGAGCAACAAGAAGTAAGTAACGAATCAGAAGTACCACAGATAGATCCACAAGTTGAAAAAGAAGCCCGCATATTTGGTTGGGTTCCTAAAGAAGAGTTTAGAGGATCTGAGTCTGATTGGGTAGATGCAGATGTATTCGTTAAACGTGGTAAAGAGATTAACCCTATTCTTCGTAAGAACAATGAAACGTTACTTAAGAAGTTAGAGGAAAAGTCCAAAGAAATTGACAGCATAAAAGCTGACGTTGAAACATTTAAGAAGTTTCAAAAGGAATCTTTTGAACGTAAAACAGCTGAATATGAAGTACAAATAGCTGAACTTAAATCTAAGAAACGTGAAGCAATTGCAGCAGGGGATGGCGATATGGTTGTTGATATTGATGACCAAATCGATTCATTAAAAGAAGCTCAAAAAGAAGCGAAACTGGAAGCTGAAAAGAAACCAGAACCGCCAAAAGAAGAGCCTAAAGCTACAATCCCTGATGATCCAGAATTACAAAGTTGGTTAAGTCGCAATGAGTGGTTTGGTTCTGATGGTGAAATGACTGATGTAGCTAATGGATTGGGAGCGTCTGTACGCAAACAATTCCCTCACCTTACTGGTCGTGCTTTTTTAGATAAGCTTGATGATAAAATTAAAGAGTACTTCCCTCATAAAGTCCTAGGCAATAAAGCTAGGGGCAGTGCAGTAGATACTACTGGTAATGTTAGAGGAGGTACGTCATCTGGTAAAAAGTCTTATGATAATTTACCTCAAGATGCAAAAGAAGCGTGTGATCGATTCATTAAAAATGGATGGATTAAATCTAAACAAGAATACGTCGATAGTTACGACTGGAGTTAAGGAGAACAATTATGGCAAAAGCATTAACAATTGAAGAGAAAAAAGAACAGGCACTTACTAGAACAACAAATGAACGTCCTACACGTGAACGTGTTAGAAACGTTTTTAATGGTACTCAAGCTAAGTTAACTGTTAATCATCAAATTCCTGGATACAAACTGCACATCTTTAATGATGAACCAGGTCGTATTCAGACCGCACTTGATGGGGGTTGGGAATTTGTAAACCCTGATGAAGTGGGCGGTGTGAAAGATAGCGTAACATCTGGTAATACAGATTTAGGAGATAAGGTTAGGTTCCTAGTTGGAACTAGTGAGAAAGGCGATGGTCTTTACGCATACTTGTTAAAGATTAAACAAGAATGGTGGGAAGAAGACCAAGCAGAAATACAAAAACGTAATGATAGGGTAGATGATGCTATTCGTGGTGGTGTAAATGTCAAAGACGGAACGTCTTCTGATGGTTTCTACACTCCAAGAGAAGGTATCAAATACAATACTAAATAACTTAATTTCTAAAAGGAAATAAAATGGCTAACGCAAATACCCCTCGTGGACTTAGCCCAGTAGGAACAATTACTGGTGCTGCGTACAACGAACAGGGTCGCCTTTACGCTATCGCTAACGACGGTTCTAACACATATGCTATTGGTGATGTTGTTAAAGTTGCTGGTTCAAGCGATGCAACAGGTATCCCTTACGTAACAAAAGCGGCTACTACTGATACACCAGTTGGTGTTATCGTTGGTATCCGTGTATCAGATCCAGGTGTATCTCTTGTAGGTACAACATTGGCTCTAAACACAATCTATTTACCACTTAACTCTGGTACTCGCTACGTTTACGTAGTTGATGATCCAAATGTTATTTTCGAAGTAGAAGGTGACGCTACTGGTGTAGCTTCTGCTGACGTATTTAAACTTGCTGGTTTAACAATTACTGCTAACCAAACAAGTCTTGCACAATCAGCTCCGCTATCATCAACAGTATTGAATGCTTCTTCATTCCTTGCTTCTAGTGCTTCTGGCTCTTTAGCATTGCCATTACAAATCATTGGTCTAACACAATCAGTTAATAATGCTGCTGGTGCTTACGCTAATGCATTAGTAAAATGGAAC